TGATTCTGGAACACGAGCCACAGCCCTATCCCTAATGGTTTGACGGTTTGAATATGCTTCCATCATCAGTTCCTCCAAAACCTTCTGGTTAGGTTCATCCCACTGCCCCAAAGTCTCTGCCGTAGATTTACGACACGGAACCACCCCAAAGGCTAAATGAGCGAACTGGGACTGTCCTGTGCTGTCTGACACGATTGTAGGAACACCACTAGCAATAGCCTGCAAAGGCATCAAACCAAAACCTTCACCACGAGACACAGCCACAAAACAATCAGCCTGGTTGAACCACTCACGATGCTGCTCACGAGTCATCCAATCCCTATTCAAAAACACCTTGTCCCCCAAACGATTCAAAGGCACATCCTTAGCGTGAGGCGCAGCCTTGATATGCAACTCGGCGTTAGGCAACTTCAAAGCATTAAAAGCGTTCACCAAAACATCCAGCCCTTTACGCCTCCACAAAGAACCACCACCGTGAAACCGGAACGCATCAGTCCGTTCAACATCCATAGGTTTCCAAAAACTATGGTCCACCCCTAAAGGACAATAAGAAACATCATTATGAAAACCACTAAACAGTTCCACGTTATGTTGGCAAGGAACAACAACCTGGTCAAAATGTTCTATCCACCTACGGAAATTCCCAGGCAAAGAATCCGTTTCCCACATAGAAAACAAAACCCTATGTTGCCCTCTGAACCAACCCTTGCAAGCATTAGGGATTTGCATATGAACGTGAACAGAAGCGTGTTTGTCCAGTTTTACATTCTTAGGTAAAGACTTCTTGAACCCATCAAGCATCGCCCCATAACCAAAGTTAGGGTCATCAAACCCTTGCCAATGTTGATAGTTCACGTTTCAGACGCAGGCAGACCTTCAATTTGCCAGCGTTCAGTTGCCCGTGATTCCAACACAGAAGCACCATCAATCTGTCTAGGTTGCAAACCCTGCTCACGAAGACGCTTATAGGCAGGCATATCTTTATTCCAACCCTTTTCACGCTCATTGATTTTCGCTACCTGCGAACCACGAGTAGTAGTTGAATTAGAACCCACCTGTATGCCTGTAATTTTACAAGCGAAACATCCCTCAACATCCAGGTTCGGATGGTCTTCCCTATGCTTCAATGTAATCTCCATATCCAGCAGCAATTAAATCTGCTTCCTCAGCAGCAGTCAACGGATGAACGTGACCACCGTGGTAAGTAATAGAAATAATTGAAGGGTCGCCAGGTTGTGACTCTGTGAAAGAACCATCAGTCAATTTGAACACGTTGCGCCCTCTTTTGCCTGGGTTCATATACGCAAAGATTCCTCTTTCGCCTGGTTCAGCCCAGTAAACAAACGGGTCAACTGGTGGAATAAATGTTGCCATACACACAGGATAGCAAAAACCCCCACCCAAAATGGGCAGGGGCTTCGCTGAACCTTTATGGGGTTCTAATCAATTCCTTGTCGGAAATTAGGCGTTTGTACCAATGCTTGATGCTGACTCAATACGACGCAATGCTTCCTGACGGAACACACCGTAACCAACGAAGTGCTTCCAACCGACTGGTCGGAAACGCTTGAGAAGGTCAGTCACTGTTCCGTACACAATCGTTGGCTGTGAGCCATACTCGCCACCGAGGGAGATACCCTTAGCGAGAGCCTGGCGACCCATAATGAGTGTGCCGTATACGTCAATTGTTCCACTGGAACCACTGTTGTTTGATGCGTCAGTGAACTTCGGCGCACGTGGCGACTCCATAAAACGGACTCCTTCAAACATACCGATTTCACCGTTGTAGATGCCTTCAGGGTTGACGTAGTTAGCAGGTGTACGCCAGGCTGCTGCGTCTGTTGCTGAACGGAAGTCATAAGACACGTCTGGGTGGATGAAGCCAACATACGAACCGTTGATGGTAGGTACGTTTGCGCCACGAAGTTGTGCTACAACTCTACGAACGTCATTTGCTGAGAGGGTGTCGTCAGTGTTGACGGTTGTACGGCTGGATGGGTCAACTGCTCCACCTGTTGCGTAAATCACGTTGTCGCCTGCTTCAAGCACGTTACGAGCGATGGTGTCAATTGACAAACCAGCGTTGTAACCAACTGCTTGTGCGGCTACTGGGTCTACAGGGAGGAATGAGGTTGCACGAAGTTTTGCTGTCGTTACAGTTGCGTTACCGTATTCGTTGAGAGTGACAGTAACTTGGCTATCGCTCATTGCGACAGGGGTTACGTCTTCTGCTTCGCCAAGAGCAGTGGTTGCTGCTGCAAGGTCTGCGAATACTGTGAACTTAACTGATGCACCTGGGTTGGTTGCGTTTGTGGCTTGAACATCTGCAAACTGGTCAAAGTACATTTCTGGGCGAAGGGCAAAATATGCCAACTTCTCAAATGCCACCTGGTCTGTTTGTAGGTTTGCTGTGCCTGTTTCTGCTGCGTAGTAATCAGCCATTTTAGTTTTTCCTTATTGGATAGAAGTGGTTAAAAAAGGTCTATGCCTTGTGCTTGTGCTTCTTCAAAAATCTTGTAGACCTCTGCTTCAGAGTTGGCTTCACTAATACGCTTGTTCCAAGATGGAGGTGGTGGTGCCGATTCGCTTCCAGCAGCAATTTTATTGGTTTGCTGCCAGCCTCGTTTGTCGGAGTCATCTGTCTGGGGTGTAATTAGTTGTGCTTCTTCGGCAGCCTCACGGATTGCTTCAGGGGTCAAATCACCGTCATAGCCTTTAACAAAGTATTTGAATCGTGGGTCACTGGTGTCTATTCCAGCCTTCACGAAAGCAAGTTCTTGCTTGGCTGTGGCGAACTCTGCAACTTGTTTGCGTAGTTCGTTGGCTTCTTTTTCCAACTGTTTCATCCTTGCCCGTACAGGATTCTGTTTGGGTTCGGTATCCATTTGGTCGTCTATCTCTGAATCATAATCTTCATTGAAATTTGACATTGCACTCTCCTTAAGCCCTCACCACATCGGAGGAACGTGGTGGCTGCTAGTTGTTACACCCCATTATTTCGTTACTGATTAGGGGGGCTATCAGTAAGTCTTGCCATCGGCATCGGTATTACTATAACACATATTTTTTTTGTGTGCTATTGACCGATTGTTGTAAGTCCTGTTTGTTCTGATTGTCTTGCGGCGAATCCTCCACCTGCTTCAAATCCTGCTTGACGTGAACGCTTCCTTCGGGCGATTGCTTGTCGTGCTTCTGCGTTTGTTCCGAAGGTTCCAGCGATTTGTTCTTCTTGGCTGATTGCAGTTTCGCCTTGCATGCCTGCTTGGAACAGTTCCTGACTGGCACCAATTTCTGCAAAGCCTCGTTGGGCTGTGGCTTGTGATACGTCACGAGAAACCAATTCTTCTGCCTGGGCAGCAGTAATTTGCAGACCTTGTTCACGAGCAGCGTTGGCTCGTCTTGCAGCCTCAGCCCTCTTAACAGCCTCTGACTGTTGGAATCTTGTGGGGTCAATAAGAAAGGCTGCGATGTCTGAATCACCAATACCGTATAGACGTTTCAGTTCTTCTTTGGTCCCTGGTTCGGTTTCCATTACTGCTCGGTAGCCTTGCTGGATACGGGTATTTAGTTCGTCTGAACGAACGTCATTGCCGATGAAGTTTGCAAAGTCATCCTGTGAATCGTAAAACCCTTTAGGCATGCCGTTGGTACGGAGAGTCTGGTCAAACTCTTTTTCAATAGCGATATAGTCAGATTCACTAATAGGTTTGTAGCCATTCTTCTCACGCAATGCCATACCTGCAAAACGCTTCTTATACAAGGGGGTATCTTTAATGGCACGGAACATACGTTCCTCACCAAACTGTCCCTTAAAAATAGTCGGGTCATCCTGCAAAGCAGCGTCAAGGTTAGTAATCAAAGAGTCCAACCCGAACTGCCTCAAAAAATCAATTGCATCATCTCTTGCTGACATTACGCCGTCTTTCCAAATCCACGAGCCAACGATATGGCTAAATCACCATACGCCGATTTTGCTTCATTTGTATTCTGCCACTCAGGTAGAGTGCGAAGATATTTATTCCATTCCCACAAATCCATCTGGCGC